GAAGTGCAGCACAAGGTGGTAACAGTAGGCAAGAGATTAATTACAATAACAAGCATTATGTTGCTGTGTGTTGGCTTGGTGGCTCAAAACCTACCGACAAACCTTCAGATAAAGCTGTTGCATCTGTTAAGTGGCTCTACGAACAAGTAGGTGGTGAGCTTAGACCTCATAGTTCTTTCAAACAAACTGATTGTCCTGGAGATGCTTGGCGACAACACATTGTAGATGGTTTAGTTACTAGCACAGCTAGTAATGAAAGTCCACCTGAGATGATACATCCACATTTTATTCAAAAGAAATTAGATACAATTATTGCTAAACTAGAGAACATTGAAAATAAATTAAAGTTAGGAAGAATGATATAGTGAGTGAAGAATATAAAGATTTAATTGAAAGATGTTTGTGGACATTTGTAGAAACATTTGCCTCAACACTTGTTATTACACCTGCGTTGGGTGTTGACATAAGTACACTTGAAGTAGCTGCCTTAGCAGGTGGTGCTGCTGTGTTATCAGTGTTGAAGTCTTTTGCTAAAAATAAAATAAGTCCACAACCAAAAAAAGTTTCTAAATAATCAAATATTACTAATAATCCTGTACACTTATATTGACAGGAGGAAATTATCACAAAGAAAAAACTTATACCTGATGAATGGGGTAATAACTTTTATAAATCAGGTTGGCAACCAGGACTAGAAGTAAACGAACAGACAGGGCTAGGTGAGATAACTCACGTTGGTGTAGACCCTGATTACAGAAATAAGTTCGATTCTATATTAAAAGAATGGGGATTTGACCCTGAATTATATTACATTGAAGGCTCTGTACGTGCATCTTCGTGGAATGTTCAGCTAAAAGGTGGTAAAACTGAAACGTTTTATGCATTTAAAGGCGTTGTACGAAAGAAAAATCCAGGACACGACAAGTATTTTCAAGAATTATTTAAACAAGCTAAGAAAAAACCACCCTTAAAAAAGAAAACATTAGGTGGAGATACAGCATTTTTATATTTCATGGCAGACTGGCAGTTGGGTAAGCGTGACTATGGAGTTGAGAATACTATTAAAAGATATGACATAGCTTTACAAGATGCAGTTAATAGAATAAAAGACTTACGTAAACTTGGTGTGAATATAGATGAGATTTATATGATAGGACTTGGTGACCTTACAGAAAACTGTACAGCAGCATTTTACGACAGTCAACCCTTCAATGTTTCGCTCTCTCTCATTGAACAATATGCTCTTGCACGTTCTATGATTATGAAAACTGTTGAAACCTTCTTACCTTTAGCAGATAAACTTGTTCTTGCAGGTGTTCCAGGTAATCATGGTGAAATGTCTAGGTCCAGTAAAGGTCAAGTCTATACAAATAGATTAGATAACAGCGATACAATGCATTTGCAGATATGTCAAGAGATTATGAATGCTAATCCAGAACGATATGGAAAGGTATCAGTTGAGATACCAGATGGATTTCATCAAGTTATGAAAATTAAAGGTAAGACTTGTGCTTGGACACATGGTCATATGACAGGTGGTGGCTCTAATCCAGAAGCTAAGATAGAGAATTGGTGGAAAGGTCAGATGTATGGACACCTACCTAGTGGACAGGCAGAGATATTAGTAACAGGACATTACCACCATTTGCGTACTAAGTATCAAGGTAATCGTGCTTGGTTTCAATCTCCAAGTTTAGATAAGTCTATTGATTTTACAGAAAGGTCTGGACTATGGTCGCACCCTGCTGTTCTCACTTTCACAGTTAACAATAAAGGTTGGGCTAACTTAGAACTGCTTTAAATGTGTCCTCTGTTACAGTCATAACAGGTGTCCTTTGTATCTAATGGTATCTCTGGTACTTGATTACACCTTACACAAACAGGATAATCTTTTGCATCTGGACTACTCATTTTATCTCCCTATATTCATCACACGTTAGCTTACTACAGCATTGTGATTTATCATTTTTCTGTACCGAACAACATTTGTAAGTCAAACAGTCGTAACAATATGTTATTACATCTCCATTTTCAAATGACATTAGAGTTTACCTTTGTCTATAAGATACCAAGCTAAGTAGTTTAATCCTACAAAAACTGATATCAATACAATTACATCTAACATTACTCTTCCTCTGTTTTCTTTATTTGTCCAAGCTGTTCAGCTACCTTTAAAGTGTTATCGTTGTGGTCATTAACAAATTCATCTAACAGTTCTCCAATTCTTTTAGTGTTTAACTTTGTAAAAAACATAGTTTTCTCTACTTTTTGTCCACCACAAGCATTAGCTAACTTTATTGCCCACGCTTTTAACATCTTTGGCTCATCAAATATATTTGCCATTAAAATACTCCCTTTTTTGCTAATTCTTTTTCTTCTTTAGTTTTAATTATTGCATTACAAGTAATGATTGTATGTGCGTATGGGTTGCTTTCATCAGCTAACTTTATTTGCTTAATACAAAAATCATTACCATCAGTGTCAGTTGCATACTCTAAATGTTTTGATACAGGGCATACACCTGTTGTGCTTTTCTTACATCTCCTATCTAATGGTGCAGGTTGGCTAAAATCGTGATTAGGAAAACGTTTCTGTAATCTTTCAACCAACCTTTGCACATTGATACTAGCTTGTTCTAGCTCTTCCATTACTTAACCTTATCGTTCCAGTTAGATATGATTTCACTAGCAGTTTCTCCATTAATATCGCCACCATTGTATAGTTTTTTAAGTTCTGCAAGTCCATCAATGTTCTTGTCAGTAGCTTTAGCAACTATATCCTTACACCATTTAAGTTGTGCTTCGGTAGCAGGATTGCTTTTCCACTCATCTCCCATCTCATCACCTCCTTTATCAGTAATATCTTCTGTTACAAAGACTTCGTTAAGGTCGCCTAAACCTTTGTCTTTCTCTACAAGTTTATGGAATACATCAAGAAACGTAGTCATCTGTTCGTTATCCCAATCTTCTACTTCTTCTGGCATTTTAAGTTCGCTTACACACTCAACGTATGCATCTCTTTGATACTCTTTTAATTTCTCTGCATCAGATACAGTTGCCGACATAAGTTGTTTAAGTGCAGATGCATTGTTCTTTTTCTTTGGCTCTGCAACCATTTCATCAACAACTTTGTTCATCTGTTCTTTCTGTTCTTTAGTAGGTACATGCACTCTCTTTTTCTCTACCTCAACTCTATCATCTTGATTACCAACCTTAGACATTTCCTCTCGGCTAGGTCTTGCTTTGTTACTACCTTGATACTTCCAGTTCGCTAATGCTCTACCAATAGCAGATGTTTCGCAGTTCTCTACCCATGCATCAGTATTTGCGAAACCACCTTGTCCTTTAGTTTCTTGTGCTATACCAGTAGATACTGGATTTGTGTCGCTCTCATCTTTATATACAAATGCTCTTATGGTTACACAACTTCCATCATCAGTTTCGTGTACAACTTCTGTAAATACACGACCATTTGGATTGTCTGTCCAAAATACTTTTAGTCTGTCCTCTACTGTTTCGTAATTATCTAAATTAAACTTAGGCATTATTGTCCTTTCTCTATTATTTTATACACTCTTTGTCTTGATATCTTAAAAAGTTTTGCAATCTCTTGTATAGAAAGTTCCTCTTGCATTTGTTTTATTACTGTAAGTCTGGTCTTTCTAAACGCTTTGGTTTGTTTTTCTAAGTAATCTTCCTCATTTAACAAACCCTTAACTATCTTACTCCACTTACTATCCATTATTCCTCCTTAGTTATCCTTTATAAATATTTCAATCTCTTCTTCTAAGTCAGTTGTTAATGACAATTTACCATTACTGTCTAGTTGTCTAGAGATTTCTAATACTTTTTGTAATAGATTTATTATTTCTTTCATTATTCTTCCTCACTTTTAAATGCTTTCATTAACATATCTGCAATAGTCTTTTTAACTTTAAGTCTTGATTTCTCTAGTGCATCAATGATTTCATAGACATCTCCTAGCATTACAGTTTCATTGTATCTTTTTTGTGATGTAATAAATACAACATCAACTTGGTATAAATCTAACCATGTAAGATAGATTTTTCCCTCTGCATTTGGTAATACAAACTTAATACCACCACGTTCTTTGTCTAATTTTTCAATGACCCACTCGTTCATCTCTATTTCTTTTTCATTAAATATCCTTACTAATCCATTAAATCCATAATCAGTATCAGATAATTGTGGTCTGCTCATACGTTTGTCCTTTCTTTGCTTGTTCTAATATCTCTTGTGGTGTAAGTAACAACTTATAAAAGAACTCATTGTTTTCTTTTATAGTTTCTATTTCCCACAAGTCCTCACGCATATTAAATATGTGTGCAGATATTCTTGGTATGCGAAAGTCATAAATAAAAGTGTTGCTTGATACCTTTGGCTCACTGCTCTCTCTCGCAGTTATCAATATCCACTCAACTCTTTCACGTTGCTTTAACTTAGGCACTGGCTTATCTCTAAAGTATTGATAGTCCATTATGTAGATACCTTTTCTCTTTCATTATCTCCATAAACACCGATTTGATACAACCAATTTAACTGTTTATCGGTAGCTTTAAATGGAACTTTCTTTGATACTGCTAATACTCTATCATTATCCCAGTATCTATCATTTCTATGCATATCACTATCGGCTTGTGTTAATTCCCTACCAAAAAACTCATTGATAAGGTCAACATCTAATACGCTATTGACATAATGTCTAGGATAATAATAGCTTGTGTCGTGTTCATATTCTCCTACCCACTCTGTAAACGTAACCATTGTGTATTCTTTTTCTAATGTATTAGGCATTACAACTCCTCATCTATTGGCTCATACCAAATTACAATACTGTCATTTATTTCTAGCTCATACTTAGATGTATCTGCTAGTTCTTCTTTTGTATAGGAACTTTTATATCCCCAATTAGTGTGTCCATAATTGTCCTCTACATATTCATCTATGTGTTCAGTAATATCTCTACCCATTACTGCACCTCGCTTTCTACCATTGTTTATTCCTTTTCTAATTCAAATGGTTGACCAAGTGCTGTGCCACAATCTACACACCACTTGTTACCATTTTCTATTACGTATTCCAAGTGGTCGCACATTAGATTACTTCGTTTTTGTACAACCACTTGTTGATTTGTGTTGCTATACGTTTTGCACCAATTTCGTTTGGCTCTATTTCGTTATAGAAACACTCTGGTGTCATAAATGTACGTGTATCTAGTACATCAAACTGTTGTCCTAAACTGTTGTTCCTGTTGTTATGAACGTTAGCTATTCTGTACAGTCTATCGTTCCACATTGATACTATTGATAGTGCAATATTATCTACGTTATTAAAACGTTGTGGATTATAAGCTAGGTTGCCCTCGTAACAAGTAATGAGTAAGAACTTTCTACCACCTTTATTTAGTTGGTATAGTAAAGTTTCGTATGCATTACTTAGCTTGTCTAACTCTGCGTTCATGATACCCATAGTTATATTGTTATCTGTACTTGCTTTGAGTAAAGATAGTTTTGCAAGTAAGTCGTTACCACCTGCACTAATAACTACTGCGTTACCATAAACATCATTAACAACATCAATACAATCTGGAATTGTAAAACCATCTATGCTTATGTCGTTAACTTTTTTCTTGTTCTCTTTATAGTTTCCATGTGCTTGTTTGATTACATAGTCAACAGTACCTTTGCCTGTACCAGTATATGCTTTGCAATCAAGCACACTATCTCCCATAAAGGTAACGTTTGCTTGTTTGTTTACGTTTGATTTCTTAAATGACATTGGTGTCCAAGATGTTTTAAAACTATTGTTAGTTGCAATAGTGTCAAACTGGTCATCAATCTCATACCAAGAGTTGTCAAACTCATCTATTCCTTTTGACATATTATCCTTTCTGTCAATATATATTGTATCACATATGTAAATATATGTGTACAAAAAAAACTATCTAGCTTTCGGTAGTTCAAAACAGGGCATTGAAAAGAACTCCTACTAACTAGATAGCTTGTAGCACACAAGTCTGAGATAAATAACTTCGTGTATGCCTTAGTTCGTTATCATACTTTGACCAGTCTAAGCGAGAGGTCATTTAGTTCTATCTTATGTGCTACAAGCTACCTACACTTTCATACGTACATATGAAGTAAAGGGGCTACAGCGTGTAAGTAGCTTGAAAGAAAGATGAAAGTTAGCGTACCAAACTGGAATTACATTGTTTATATGGTATTTAACATCACTATTGCTATTGATAGTGTTTCCAACCTTATGCGTTCCTTTCATCATTTCCTTTCTAAATTAACATTAACATATCTGTAATTATATGTTGTCTTTTTCTCTAATTTTTTTTTCTTTGTAAATGTAAACAAATCTATTGACATGACTAGCTAACCAGTTAGCAATAGTTAATGCACCTACAATATAAACTGGAAGTAATATCCAAAAGTACAACTCTAACTTATTCATCATCAACTTTTTTATCTATGTCTAGTGCAATCTCGTTCATCTCTGTCATAAATATTTTTATGTCATCATCATCTGCATTTTCATTTACGTATTCTGTAAAGTCATTTCTAATTTCTTTGTTTGCCATAAATGAACTTAACATATGAATAAAGAACTCTTTATTATCTTCGCTAAAGTGTTCTATTATTGCACGTTGTCCAGTAGCTAACATACGTAATCTGCTTTCAAGTTTCTCAACTCGTTTTATTAATTGTTCCATAGTTTCCTTTCCTTTCTTACACATTACTACACTCTTAATTATAAGTAAACAATACTTGTCATAAAATATTCTTACGTATATACTTAAATCAAGCTAGAGAAAGGCACGTTATGAAATGTGTAATTTGTAGTCAACCGATTAGAGAGATAGATGATAAGCATAATGCTATGCCTGTTGCTCATGGTATCTGTTGTAACTGGTGTAACTATACAAAAGTTATTCCAGAAAGATTAAGAGAACATAAACACACTATCGATACAATAAATATATAGAAAGGAATTGCTATGACAGTACGTAGCACAACAGAGTTTCTTGCACACAGAGAACGTGTAAGAAGTTTCTTGCACGATAAAGCGACTAAGAATAATCTTGATACATCTATGGCTGATAAAGTTATGGGTATTGGTAGAGAGATTAGAATTTTATTAGAACTATTAGAGAACAATTTAAAGCAAGATGACTTTAGAAAAATCTTAATAGAACTAGAAACAATTTAGAAAGGTAGAAATGACAGATATAGAAAAGGCAGTAAATCTTTTACAAGAAGTATCAACTAATCTTTATAACTTAGAGTTAAGTAGAACTTATGAATTAGGAAGTTTTGCTAAAGAGTATGTTATTGAGATTAGAAAAAGTATTGATGATGTATTACAAACACTAGATTATTAATTTGTAAATAAGTGTTGCATATATCCAGTATCATTATATAATTACAGTATGTATTTAACAATTAGAAAGGTTGGTTAGAAATGCCGAGTATTGCAGGTGTCATTACTCCTAATGAAAGTTATATTTTCAATGAGTATGGCGAAGAAGTATTGGGTTGTTACGTTGAATTAGAATTTTATGAGAGTTGTGATTTTTGTAGCAAGATTGTAAATAAGTTACGTTGCACAGAGTGGCGACAGAGTGATGTTGATTACACTTTACTATGTAAAGATTGTGTATCAGCATATTTATAGAAAGGTAGGTAGATAATGAGTGTTAAGACAGTTGATGTTGGGGCTTGGAAAGCTCATAAAGAAAGTTGGAAAGAAAATCTTGAACGTTACAGAAAAGAAAGACAGGAACTTAACAACAACGCAGAAGTTAATAGTAACACTAAAAGATTTAATGCAGTTGATGTAAATAAAATGCAGTTGATTAGTAACAACATTGATATTTGTTTATTGAACATTGATATTTGTACAATGCAAATCAAGATTGCAGAACTACAACAACATAACTTTAAGTTGAAAACTAAATCTTAATCATCCCGAACTAACCGAAGGAAAGCACTTGTTTAATCGCAGGTGCTTTTCTTTTTTGTCCTTCGTTTTTTATATCCTTCATTGATTTATTGTCAGGGATTACCATCAATTAGTTAAGTTAACTATATATCTACAGTATTAAAACAACTAGGGTACACTACATCTAGTATCACTACATAATGTATGCACAATATATAGTATGTGTAGCAAAATGCATTAGGTCTAGGTCGCACACACACAGGATTTATGTGGGCTTTCACATAGGGGGGTTAAATGTTGGGGTCGCTTTATATTTGTGTATACCCTCTAAGAATATGCTGTTAACTAGGTACTAAATATAGTGGTACTACATATAGTGGTGTACCTAATAAGCTAGTAAAGCTAGTAAGTGTAATCTTAAAGTTAGCTTAGTTAAACAAAGTAAACATTGAAAGTACAGCTAACCCTGTGCCACTCCCAACCCAACCGAGTGCTATTCAATTTAGTAGCAAAAAACAATATGTGGAATAATAGGCTTTAACCCTAGTTACTATGGTCCTGCTAGTCCACTTTGTTAAGTGTTATAATCAAAAATCCTTTTCTAATAAGCAGGAAGGAAATCTTGCTTGTTGAGTTACTATACCACCTTTTTAAAATAATGCTAGGATTTAACTAATGGGGTTTTTGTATAGTAGGAGTTTCCTCCTTTCGCCTACGAAATTTCAACAAAGACCCCATTAAATTTCACTTATGGTAAACTAATTAGGTAGACATTCTGTCTTTCGTAAGACAACAGTTTACATCCTTTCTGATTGACAGCAATATGCCCTCTAGTAATAGAGGGTAGCTGTTAAAACTTTTAACATTGACAACCCTTATTTATAAAAAAAATTTTTTTTTACACACTTAGCTTGGGGGGGAAGCTAGTATAAACATACTTTTGGAAAGTCCAAAAGTATCGTGTAGAGGTACACGATTAGATATGAAAAGAAAAGGCTTTTCATCAGAAAAAATAATGACAATTGTGTGTTAAGAAACTGATGGCTAGTTGATTTGATATTTCATATTCTTTCATAAAACAGTAAATGGACAGACTGTACGTGCAGAACCCCACTTCGGTGGGGTTTTGTGTTATAGTAATGAGTATGGTTATAGACAAAAAAGGTAAGAAAAAATCTTACGCTAAGAAAACTAAAAAATATAAGAAGATGTAATTATGCCTTTTACTAAACGAGGTAAATATTATTATTCACCTAGTGGTAAAAAGATGACCCTCAAACAAGTACAAGCATATTATGCAAAAACAAAGAAAAAATAATTGAGTACATACGATATACCTTGTCCTATGTGTGGAGTTAAATTAAAAATTGAAAAAGGTCACGTAGTGTGTAGAAATAAAGAATGTGTTAAATATGGCAAATAAAAAATTATGTTACGCAGCAGGTTGTCATAGACCATTACCACCTAGAGCAAAAAAATATTGTTCTACACGTTGTGCTAACAGAATTAATATGCAAAAGAAACGTGCTAGAAAAGCAGGTAAGGAATGGTCACAACAAGATGATGTACTTGAAATACCTAGTAGAAAAACAAATGTACAAGCACGTAGAGGACAAGTTTATAACGACATAATTGAATCAGGTTTAGCTGCAGATATATACACAGAAAAAATAACAATGCAAGAAGTTGCAGAGATATTAGGCACAACAGTTGGTGCAGTATCTATGGCATTTTCTGCATACATTGAAGATTTAAAAACAAAGAAAGAACAAGATAACTGGAAACTACCACAAGTTGCAGAAAAAACATTAGCTGACTTTGAAGATTTTAGACAAAGATATTTTCAAACAGAACAAGGTATAGCATACGAAACACCTGAATTTCACAAGAAGTGGATAAATCAAATTATGAATGCTATAGACAATGGTGGACAGCAATTAATATTATCACCACCACGACACGGAAAAACAGATTTGTTAATTCATTTTGCAGTATGGCTTATTTGTAAAAATCCTAACATTCGTATTTTATGGGTAGGTGGTAACGAAGAGATTGCTAAGAATGCTGTAGGTTCTGTACTTGACCAACTAGAAAGTAATGAATTATTAATTGAAGAAATATGTGGACCTGGTGCAAAATTTAAACCTACATCTCGTACAGGTAAGTCTTGGTCACAAAATGGTTTTACTGTAGGTACTAGAACTGTAACTGGTATTAAATCTCCAACTATGGTTGGTATTGGTAGAGGTGGTAAGATACTTTCTCGTGATTGCGATATTATTATTGCAGATGACATTGAGGACCATAACTCTACAATGCAACCATCATCAAGAGAAAATACTAGAAGTTGGTGGACAACAACATTGTCATCAAGAAAAGAGGAACATACTGCTATGGTAGTTATTGGTTCAAGACAACATTATGATGATTTATATTCACACCTACTTGATAATCAAAGTTGGGTTGCAACTGTAGAAGAAGCACACGATACTGCTTGTAATTTACCTGATTGGAATGAAGAAGAACATATTGATTGTATGTTATGGGCAGGTAAAAGAACTTACAAATGGTTAATGGATAGAAAGAGAGCTGCAGAAACTACAGGTGGTAGAGCAATTTATGAAATGGTTTATTTGAATGTTGCTATGCCTGATGGTTTAGCTTTGTTTGATAGAGAAGAAATAGAAGCGTGTCGTGACCAAAAAAGAAACATAGGACACATACCACAAGGTACAAGACTTATAGCAGGATTAGACCCTGCATCTACAGGTTATCAAGCTGCGTTCTTATGGGCATATGATTCAGTAACAAACAAATTACATATGGTAGATATGAATAACAATTTAGGTGGTGGTATTCCACAAGCACTAGAGATTATGAAAGAGTGGTGGTTAAAATATAATGTATCTCATTGGGTTATTGAAGAAAACGGATTTCAAAAAGCAATACGACAAGATAAAAGTATTAGAGATTTTGCATCTAAGCACGGAATATTTTTAGAAGGACACGAAACACATAAGAATAAATTTGACCCAATTTATGGTGTTACTGCTATGCGACCTATGTTTCAAGAACAAAATATTTCTTTGCCATATCTTAGCTTTGAAGCACAAGAGAAGGTAAACTTATATACAAGTCAGTTAGTGTACTTTAGTTCTGCTAAGAATAAAAGCAAGAGTGTGGGTACAAAGACAGACATAGTTATGGCTAGTTGGTTTCCAATGAGAGCAATTAGGCGTATGCAAAAAGAACGCTTTGCAGAGTTAGGATATGATTATAATCCTAGCTTTTCAGGGTACGAATCTAGTATGATGGATATAGATAATTGGAGATAGATGCCACTTAACAGCGATAAATTATATGACAGAATAGATTACCTAAGAGTTATCAATCAAGAATCACTTATTGATAGAAGTAGAATTAGGGATATTATGAATGGTGGTGAAGCAGCAGTTAAAGCGTTGCTAGGTAATACAATTAATGTAGAATATCACGAATTACCTGCACCTAACTTATTTTTAACTGCACTAGAAAGATTTGCACAAAAACTGGGTAGAAGTCCTGATTTAAAAGTTGATATAATCAACGAAAAGGATAGTGAAAGAGCAAAGAAAAAATCAGAGAAGCTAGAGAGAATTGTTACTGCTTATGATAAATTTCAAAAGCTAGATAAACAATTACCACAAGCAGCAAGATGGTTACCTGGTTATGGATTTATTGTTTGGACATTAGGTCATAGAAGAGATAGAGATGGTAATCCATATCCATATGCAGAACTACAAGATTCGTTTACTTGTTATCCAGGAACATTTGGTAATGACCAACAACCTGATGAATTAGCAATTATACGTAGAGTTCCACATAGAATATTAGCTGAACAATATCCTGAAGCTAAAGCATATATTTATCAACAAGCAGAAAAAGGACAACAAGGTTTTCAAAATCCATACTCTGCTTTACTTGATAGTACAGATAGAGCAGGAAGTTGGGCTAACTCTACAGGACACGGAAAAGTATTAGTTCAGTATTATGACAAAGAAGGAACGTATATTTATCTTCCTGAAAATAAAAAAATTATAGATTTTATTCCTAACATATTAAGGTCAGGTCCTGCGTTTATTGTTGCTAAACGATATGCGTTTGACCAAATGCAATCACAGTTCCAACACATAACTGGTCTTATGGCAAATATGGCAAAGATTAATATTCTTGGAACTATTGCTATGGAAGATGCAGTATTTACAGAAACAAATATTGTAGGAGAAATTGAATCAGGTAAATATAGAAAAGGCAGATTTGCTGTTAACTATTTAACACCAGGTTCACAAGTGTCAAAGCCTGTCAACAATCTACCATACCAACTATTTCAACAAGTAGATAGACTAGAGCGACACTTGCGACTTGGTGCTGCATATCCTGTATCTGATGATGGTCAATCTCCAAACTCTTTTGTTACTGGTAGAGGACTAGAAGAACTAGGACAATCTGCATCACTACACGTTAGAGAATATCAAACAGTATTAAAAGATGCTTTAGAAGAGATGGATGCTAAACGACTTGAATATGATGAGTTAATGTTTGGTAATGTGCGTAAACCTATTGCAGGTAGGCATAAAGGAACTTCTTTTAAAGAAAGCTATACACCTGAAACTGATATATCAGAAGTTTATGAAACTAGAAGAGTTTATGGTGTTATGGCAGGATTTGATGAAGCACAAAAAATTATTACTGGTTTGCAATTAAAGCAACAAGGAATTATAGATACACAAACTCTACAAGAGAATATGGATGGATTAGATAACATAACTAGAATACAACAACGTATTCACGCAGAAAGAGCAGAAACAGTTTTGTTTGAAACTCTTATGGCACAAGCATCACAAGGCGACCAAAAGGCATTAATGTCTGCTATAGAGATAAGAAAAAATCCACAAAAAATGTCAGAGATTTTAGATAAATTTTATACAGCAGAAGGCGAAGAACCTACACCTGAAGAATTAGCGTTGTTGGGTCAAGGTGGACCACAAATACCTGCAGGTCCTGGAGGTGGATTACCAGGAATTGAACAAGTACTTGGTGCTTTAGGTCAAGCAGGACCACCACCACAAGGAGTTCCTCTTGGATGAACAAGAAGTAATCGCTAAGTTTTACAATATGATTAATCAAGAAGATTGGTCAGATGAAGCATATACAGGTACAGATAAATTAAATAGTGTAGTTATGAGCCAATTTATAACATTACCTACACCACATCCTCATTTTTTTATTAACTTAACATTTGAATACGAATACAACCCTGAACTAGGAGATGACTTATATGGCAAATAAATATAATAGAGGAAGAAGAAGCAAAGCGTTGGAGGAAGCTACCGACCTAACACAATCAGGTGCGTTTGCAGATATAGTTGCACCACCTAGAAAAAAAGGCGACCCAACAGGGCAGACAACAATGCTAGAAGAACAAGCAGGTGCTATTAGTCCAATGCAAGGTGGTGGACCACGAGTTGCACCTACTAGACCAATAGTTCCTAAATCGCCAATTAATTTAGCAGCACCTACTAATAAACCTTTTGAACCTATTACATCAGGTATTCCATTAGGTGCAGGAGATAATGGTCCTACACCAATGGCAACTAATACAGTTGCTAATATTTTTAAAGCAGCGAAAAGAGTATTACCTGACCCAATATGGGATGAGCTATTAGAAGCAGATATAGATATAGGTTAATATGGATTTTAGACCTAATTTCTATATGCCTTCACAGGTTAAAGAAGGATTAGCCGAAAAAACAAATAAGAACATTCAAGAAGTATCTGAATTTGAAAGAGCTATTACTCCTGATTTAGCACAAGCTATGAGAGATATGGCATATACCTATCCAAGTATGGATAAAAGATTAATTGCTTATTTACCACTTATGGGATTAAAAGCAGATGATGAAGATACTTTAAAGATTGCACAAACACAACAACGTGCTATGGAAAAAAAACAACGTGTAAAAGTTAATACACAAGTTAATCCTTTAAAAAGAGCAACACAGTTATCTTTTTTAGCTATGGATAGTGCTTTTCAAAATATATCAAGAAATTTTAAATCTTCTGTAGTTGCTGCACAAGCTACTGATTCAAATGTTGCTACAGCAGTACTTGGTAATACGTTGGCAGGATTAATTCCAGGAGAACAATTAACTGAATCAATACGTAAATCAACTTTAGGTAATGAATTTAATAATAAATATAATGAAGCAAAAGAAGCATATGGTGAAAACGAATTTCGTAGAGCTATCAATGAAGTAAATGCAGGTAAACCACTTAACTTAGGTGTGGGTATTTTACCTAATTCAATCGCATTAGAAGATACTGATGTTTACAGTAAACAGATTAAATTAGGTAAATCACCTACAGAAGCATATCAAGAAGCACAAAAAGTATATGGTAAACCAATAACTGAAGAATTTGAAAGAGATGAATATCAATTTACTTATACAACTAAAACAGGAGAAAGAATACCAATATCTCCAGGTAGAGTTGTAGCTGCACAATTTTCGCAAGAAGGAGATATAGCTTATGCGTTAGCTTCTACCATTATTGATGGTGCATTTAGATTAGGTGCAGACCCAATAAACTTATTACTTGGTTATGGTGGTGCAGCTAAAACTGCAGGTAGGCAAATAATATCTGCTACAGAAGTTGCACAATATGTTGATGATGCTGCTTTTATGACTAGAGCATTAAAAACATTTGTTCCAGGTAAAAAAGGTAAAGAAGCTAGAAGATTAACTTTTGGTAAAACTGCAGAACAAATTATGGATTCTAAATGGGGAGAAAAGTTTGTAGATGCGTTAACACAAAATGATTCAATATCAAGACTTAAAGATATACCTTCATTAAGTAAAGTTGACCCTAAAGTATTAAAACTATTAGCACAAGTTAAAGATAAAAACTCTATGAAAGAAATTGTTATGTCTTTACTAAAACACGGAGATTTATCTGATTTAATGATTGCACCTTATTCAGGTTCTTTTGTTGGTCAAGAAATAGCACAAGCTGCTATAGAAACACCAATTACTAAATTACCAATGCGACAATCTGTTGTTGCAGATATGGCAAACGAGTTAGCTAAAAAATTTGCAGGTCAATCTGTAGATATTGCACCACTTAGAAATACTGTAGGTGCGTTACTTGGAAAAATGAGTGATGACCCATTCAAAGGTGTTATTGGTTTAGGTGGTTCGTTAAAAAATGCATTACCACAAAGAGTAAAAAGATTATTTGATTTAGCACCAAGTAGATTTGCTTCAGTTAATTACATTGGTGAAACAATAGAAAACATAGATGGAATATTAATTACATTAGGTGAAACTCAACAAACTAGAGATTATTACATTCGTGAATTGCTTGAAGCTAGAAATCAAGATGACATAGTTAAAGTTGTTAGAACATTAAATAATAAAATTAAAAATCAAGTTATTAAAGATAATCCTGATTTAGCAGATGAAGAAGATTTAGTCAAAGGTGTTATGGATTTTGTTAATAATGAAATTGCAGAAAAAAGAAAATATCTGTATGACAGCGAAGGGCAACCATTAGCATTTCCTGGAACAAAATATAAATATAGACCTGATAGAGTTGATGATGCAGGAAACATATTGGAAGCTACAGAGATAGCTGTTCCTACTGCTTTTTCTTTAGGTCAATTTGCTGATAACTTTACTCCATTAATTGATTACCAAGAATTAGGAAGAGCATTAAGTTCTTTTAGAAGAATGGTTGGACCAAATAGAAGTGGTCTTAAAAAATTAATATCTACTACTTGGGGTCAAAAAGATTATAAGCTAACAGAAAAAATATTAGAAAATGCAAAGATACCTACAAGAGGATTAAAAAAGAATTTACGTTCAGGTAAAACTACATTAGCACCTACTGGTTGGTTAGATTATTTATATTCTGATTACATAATGCAACGTGCATTAAAACCATCTTGGATGTTAAGACCTGCATTAAGTTTAAGAGTTCCACCTGAAGAAGCAGTACGTATTGCTATGTATGGTGGTCCTAATGTATTTTCACATCCATTGTTATTAGCTTCGCTTAAAACAAATGGAATGTTTAAGAATAGTCCTATGAATATACAGCTTGTAGATAGTTTAGGAGAACAATTATATTCTACTGCTATTGCAGCAGATGATATAGATAGCGTTGCTGAATTGTTAGGTAATGTAGATATGCAAAAAGCATTACAAACTTTGAAGTATGATGACATACAGCAAATAATGAAAGTGTTAAGACTTAACACAAATGCATCAGGACAAGTAGGAGATTCATTTTTACAATACGCTATTGATGGTAAGAATGTAACTGAATTTGCTTTTGATGAAATTATTGGTGAACTTAAAACATTAGGTAAACAAAAAGTTAAAGATGGTAGAAACTTTTTAAAAAGTACTTTTATGACAGATAGCCCACCAAATATATTACCTTTTTCAAATTTAAGTAAAATAGATTTAGCTGCAGTTTCTGTTATTCCAAATAAAAAATATAAACAAATAATTGAATTTACAACTAAAGAAGAGTTGGCAAATGCTGTAAGTAATTACGCAACTAATCCATCAATAAGGTTGCAATTAGAAAAAGCACAACACGGAATAAATATAGAAATAGTAGATAACACAGTAATACTAGATGTTGCAGTACAACTTGGAAAAATAGAAGATGTTACTTCATTAACAGAAGCAGAAAAATATATTAAAAATGCTATGTCTATTGCTATAAAAGCTCATCAACCAAAAATATATTTAAGAGAAGAATTTTTACAAATACTACCTGATAACCATCCAATTAAAAAAATATCTACAATAAGATACAATAGGGGTGCATATGATGTAATAGAAGTTCCTATTTATAGACAACCTGATGCACGAATAGATAATATAAATATTGATTCTCCTGTAATACAAGAAGTAATGGAATTTTTGTTTGATAGTAATTTTCAAACAGCTAAAAAAATAATTAATAAAAAAGGTGGATATGCACAAGCTGCACCATCAGGTTCATTCTTCAATACAGATAAATATTATGTACAAACAATGGCAGAACAATCATTAACTAATGCATTAAAGCCAAGAGGTAGACAATTAAATGCAGCAGAAGATTTTTACATTATGGTTGATAAATACAAAATGGTTGGAGATACTCCTGTAATTAATCCTCAATGGTGGCGTGGATGGATTCACGATATTTTAAATAAAGCAGGTGACCCATTGTTTGTTGTGGTTGCTAGAGATGGTGCAAATAAAGCGTTAAAGTTTTTTACAGAAACTACACAAGGAAAAAAATATATCAATGAATTAATTAGAAGAAGTGATGATTCTGAAGTTAGAGCAATATTAAAAGATAAAAACCAATTAATGAAATATTTAAAATCTGCAGAATATGAAATAGCTAGATTACAAGGTAATGAAAGTAGAAAAATATTACGTAATGGACAAGAAATAACTGAAGTACAAGCAAGAGAAATAATATCAGGTCCAAGTGGAGAATTAGTATTTCCTGATTACGAAGCAGATTTATCATTAGGTGCAGCTAAAGTAAGAGAGTTTATTGCTAATGGTGGATTTGTTGATGGAGAAGATTATTTAGAATTAGCACAAAAGTATTCTGTATTATCTGCTAAAACAGAAAAATACTTTGGTAAATTTTATGACAAAATAAAACAAGTCTTTGATGAAGATATAGTTAAATTAGATTTAGGTCCAAGAAAACAAGCATTTAATAATAATCCAAACTTAACATCTACAGGACAATTAGCAACAAGTGCATTAAACAAATGGGATGAAGCATTAGGTAGTGCATACTCATTACTATTAACTAAACCATCTGATTGGTTAAATCGTGACCCAATGTTTAGATGGTCGTTTTATACACTTGCAGAAGATTTATTACCATTTATGACAGAAGATGTTAAAAAAGAATTTATTGTAGGTGCTAAGACTTGGGTAGGAGATAGTGATTTATTCAAGAATTTACTAAAAAAATCTAAGTTACCTGCAGAAGAAAATACCATTATAACACTAGAACAAGCAGAAACATTACTTAAATATAAAGCTATGGAACAAGTTAGAAATCTTTTGTACGCTAGTTCTGATAGACACGTGTTATCTGATGTTATGTCATCATATGTACCATTTCCTGAAATATGGCAAGAAGTTTTAAAAACTTGGGGTAACTTACTTATTGAAAACCCACAGAAGTTTAATAGAACTCGTATTGGTATTGATAGAGGAAAAGAAGCAAAACCTTGGGATACAGATAATGCATTCTTTACATCAGACCCTGTAACAGGAGAACTGTTATTTAATTATGTTGATGTTATGAATGTTATGACATTTGGTATGACAGCTATACCTGGTGCTTTTGGATTTGCACCATTACAGACAACATTACTTGGAGAAGATTTAACTGATGAAGGTGTAAGAGTAAAACCATATGGTTTCTTAGAAGGACTTAACTTAATATCTGCTAATGGTTTCTCACCAGGATTTGGTCCTATAGTTACATTTCCATTTAAAATATTAACCAAAATTGCAACAGCACCTAAATTTTTAAATGATTTTGTCTTAGGAAACTTTGAACAACCTGGTGGTGGTGTCAACTTTATTGATGAATTACCTTCTTGGTTTAAAGGTATTATGAAAGCAGTTCCATTATCACAAGAAGCTACAGAAGAAATTAATGCTTCTTATTCAAGAACAGTTATGGATATATTTACTTTATATTACTACGCAGGTAAATGGACACCTGAAGATGAAGAATCAATTAAAGTTGCTATGCAAGAAGCAGAAAAAGCTGCTGCTATACATTGGTTAGTAAGAGGTTCTGCACAAGCTGCATATCCTACTGCTATACAACCAAGATATGAAGTTAAAGATAAGAATGGTGCTTGGTGGACAATACAAGTACTTGGACAAAAATATCAACAATTATTAGAAGCTAATCAGTTTGATTATTATGTAACGACACAACAATTTATTAATAAGTATGGATTGAACCCTATACCACTTAGACAATCATCTACTGCAAAACAAGGTAGATTTCCTGTTAAAAAAGAATCATATGCGTTTTGGGTTCAAAATGAAAATAAAGAATTAATGGATAGAAAACCATACACAGCTATACATTTATTTCCTGATAGAGTAGATGATGAGTTTTCATTACCTGCATTTATGGCAGGTGGAGAAACACTAGAACCTAATGCATATTCACGTGCAGTACAACAATCATTACTACAGTTTGAGTTAGAGAATTTTAAAGAAGAATTAAAAGAAGATAAAACATTAACTGCTTCAGCTAGACAAGAAAGATATTCTGCAGAGAAAAGTAGATTGCAAGAAGAGTATGGTGTTATAGCTTATGGTAGTTTAGGAGATGCTGTATTAATGGCAGATAAATACCAAATCATACTAGAACTAAGAGATTGGGAAAATGAACCATTACTTAGAGAATCACCTGCATTTGAACCATTACAAAAATTCTTTAAAGAGTATGATAGAGCTATAGATGTAGTGCTTAATGGTGGAAAATTTAGAGGTATAACAATTCCTAAAGGTGGTATTCCTGGTAAAACTGCTGCTACACTTAGTGGTACATCAGGTAATATTGACTTGATAAGAGAAGAACTAGATGCTTATGCTAGAGAATTAGCTATACAGTACGAAGATACTGAATGGATTAGTATATACTTAGGAAGTTTTTGGAAAGAATTAGATAATAGAAGGTATTTGAAATGACAACTAAAAAATCAAAAAATCAAATTGAAGAATACTTATCTAAGTTAGATGATGATAAAAATTATTATCAAGATTTATCTATTTTTATTAAGGATATAAATAATTTAATACAAATACCATTAAGAATTAAAACGCCTAGTGGTATAACAGGTGAAGAATATTCACTAGGTTATTTATTATCTTTACCTAGCAGAAATGAATTAGGTTTTGATTTTGAATCAATTATGCCTTATAAGGAAGAATTAACAAATCCTGAAAATTTTGAAAGTTATATTAATGCATTGTATCAATTTTTAGAAGATGCATCAGTAGAAAAAGAAGTAACTGGTGGTGTAGATGATACTTATACAATTAGTTTTATAGGTGATGTAGATGTAGTAAATGAAATACAACAATCCATTATTGATTGGAATACTGAAAGCACAGAAGAACAAGCATTTAGTGTTGATAATCAAAAAGTTACTGGACTTGTAGCAATACCACAGAAATCGCAAGACCCTGAAACAGGCGAAATATATTTTAAATCTTATGATTATTATTCAGGTCCAAATATGGCAATCAATGAAAGTAACCAATACATTGACCCTACAACTGGACAGCTTAAAAAAGATGGACAAGGAAATGTATTAACACCTGTATTTAGAATGGGTGAAGCAACTGCAATATTTGAAGGATTAAGTCAAGAAGCTATATTTGAGTTACAACAAGAGTTAGTATCTCTTGGATTAGACCCATCAAGTTATAACTTTGTTCCTGGTGTTATAAATTTTACAGCTAAAGGTAATGAAGTAGATTTCGTAGCACAACTTATGACACAAGCTAATGATGCCAATGCTATGTTTCCACAATTAGGTTTAATAGATAAAAATGCACCTACATCAATAGGAAAGCTAAGACCATTTTTAGAATGGAAAAAAGGTATTGATGAGCAAACTAATAGTTGGGTAGAAAGTTTAACAGAAAAATTTGCAGGAGAAGTAGTACCACCATCAGAAGCAGAAGTTAAATCTGTTGTTGACCAATTATTTATTGAGAGAGGTATTAATCCTACTGCAAGAGATTATCAAAAATATGCATCTATTTTTTCTAATTTACAAATAGAAGCAGCTAATAGAGCAGCAGAAATAGAAAAGAACAAAGTTACTTTAGGAGATGTAATTGGATTATCTAAATCATACAACACTACTTCACAATTAGGACCATATACTTATGGTGGTTTTGGTGTAACTACACCATCTGCAGAAGAAGCAAGACAACAATTAGGTAAACCATTACTACAACCAATAGATGTAACATTTGAACTTGGTAAAATAATGGATGATTTAGAAGCAGGTAGAATAGATGCTAGTCAAGAATTAGTTAGTAGAGCTACACAAGCTGCAGAGTTTAAAAGAAACTTTATGGTATTTGAGGAGAACTTTTAATGTATAGCCCACAGCAATTATTTCAGTTTATACAATATGCAAAGAATTATCTTGATGGACAAGACTTTGAATATCAAAGTAGTGATTTATTATTAGACCCAAATAAAGAAGAAGATATTACTAAGTTAATTGCTATTGCATTAGCAGAGCATAGAGATGGTGATGTTCCTAGTGGATTTGCTACAAACAAACCAGGAGATAATGGTAAGTCAAGAGGACCTTGGCAAATTAATTCATCTGTATGGGGTAACTATTTAAAACAATTTGATATATTTAATTCGTATGATGACATTAAAGATGCATTAGATGACCCTGGACTTAATGCTATTGCTGCTGTATTAATAGCACAATATAACGAAGGTGAAAGAATTGGTATTGATAACTGGACAACTGTTGGTGTACAAGATTTTGGTATTAAAAGTAATAGTGGTCCATTTATAGAAACAGCAAAACAATATGATGTTAACTTAATTGAAAATCCTGAACAAATACAAAATCCTAATGGAACTATAGAAAGTATACAACCTGAACCTACTGCAGAAGGATTTGAAAGAACAAGAGGACAAAATATTTTAGAAGAAAAACCTAAGACACTTAGAGAAATGATGAGTGCTATTCAGATGGCAAAAGAAGGTAGATTGTTAAACAATGAAGAAACTTATGCTACAGGTAAAGGTAATAGAGTTAGGTTATATACAGGTGAACAAGTAAACAATCAATTAAAAAATATGTTTGCAGGTGTTGAAGAAGTTAAAGATTTAAGTCCACAACAAATTGTAGATATGTATGCAAAAAATATTAATATTTATTTACCATACAACGCTAGTTATAGAGGTGTTGATATGGTTGGAGATGGTCAAAACATTGTAGATTTACTGCAAAATAAAAATGTAAATCCAAATGATAATTATTATGATGCTGCAACTGGTAAAGTAATTACTGGTAAAGTAGTCAATCAAAGAGTTAATGCTGTAAAGCAATATTTGTATCAGTATTTTCTTAACAAGAAAGAAGAAGAACCACTAGAACAACTTAATAGTGTTTATGAATATATTTTTAGAACTGTACAACCATATGTAAAAGTTGATGTAGAAGTTAAAAATGAACTAGGTATGACTACAGACCAAGCACCTGATACTACTATTAGAACTCCTGGAACAGGATTTCCAGTAAACAGAGGACAATTTTTAGAAGATAAAAACAATACTAGATTTCCAAAAAGACCAGGACAAAACGTTGGTGAAGGAGTAGCACCACAAGAAGCAGCACCAACATTTTTAAATAACTTGGAAAAAATACTTAGAGTTAAACCACAAGGTAAAAAGTCTAAGGTAACTGAAGAAAGAAATGCAATAGGAGATATGTTCCGTGGCAGATAAGTTAAATGAATATTTAAAAGAAAATCCTGAACTAGAAGTTTATTTAGAAGATGGAAAAGTTAAATGGAGTTCTTTTGGAATTGATATAGAATCAGAAAAATTAAACCCTGACTTTATAAGCGAAACAGATTTATTTATTGATTTAACTACTCTGCTATGACACTTAATGAATTTGTAAATGAAGTATATCGTTTAGCAATAGACTATGTAGGTAGAGAAACACAAATAAATGTAAGTAATCTATCTAATAGAGAGCAAAATAGAGTAAAAAGTTTAATTAAAGATACTGCTGTACAAGTAGGTACAGAATATGATTCTAATAATTTTCCAAGAGTGGTAACTAGAAGAGTATCAGAAAGTATTTATAATGCAGTAACGGATGCAGGTGGACAATTACCTAATTCGTTTGTGGTTGATTTTGAAGAACAAATAGAAAGAAATATAGGTGATGAGTTACTTGTATCTTTGTACAATGATGATAGTTTAAGTAATGTTGATTTACCTGAAACACCAACTGAACCTGAAACACCTAGAGCTAGAACAACAGAAACTACACAAGCAGTTGATGCAGCACAAGCATTAGACCCTGCTAATCTACCTGAAGAATTAAATGGTGTAGCAGAAAAGTTATATCAAAATTATCCGAGTGAATATAACTCTCTTGATGAAGCTAAACAAAGATTATTAAAAGCAATAGATGAAAATTTTTTATATGTTAATAATGATTCTGTTTTTTATCCTAGTTTTACTTTACAAGAATTTATAAGAGGGGATAGGTTAGTTGACTTTAATGAATTAGCAGAAATATTAATAGAACACGGAAAAGAAACAGGATGGTCAGTTAGATTAGAGTTACCTGTAGCTGCAAATAGTGCATATATATCAGAATTAGGTCCTGATGAATTAAATGAATTACAACCATTTAATACACACGATATAAATAAAAAAGCAGTAGATAATACTCCTGAAGCGTATAAAACAACAAGAATAATATTTCCTGAAGATAATGATGCAGTACAAAAAAAGTTAGCTGATTATTTAGACACAAGGTATGATATTTTAAAAGATAATAATGTAAAATTTCAAAATTTAATTAATAGTGATGGTTCTAATGGACCACTCATAACTACAAGTCAAGCAACTCATTCGAGGTTTGGAATTTTGTTAAACAGAATAAACAGAAATCCATTTATACAAGCTGCTTTAGATAGAGCAGGAGATAAATTTAGTTGGAGGATAATAGGTGTACGTGGTTATGCGGGTAGTAGTAGATATAATCAAAATACTTTACATAAAATGGTAGTAAATAAAAAAGGTATTGGTGAATTTTTTAAAAAAATATTAGAAAAAGCTGATGGAACAAGATACCAGGAACTAATTAAAAAACCTAGTTATTTTTTAGGTTTAGTTCATACTGATGTAAATGGTAATCAGCATATTGTAAGTATTGCAGAATCAGACCAACCAGGTCATAGAAGATTTGAAAATGATGTAGGTACTGCACGTAGAGGACTCAGAGTTACTGAAGCTAGTATTCAAACAAACTTTTTAGATTTTACTCCTGATGCAACCATTGGTTATTATCCAAATCCTTTAATAGACAATGCAAAAAAAGTAAAAAATTTACAAAGCAGAGGTGTAAGAGTTGCAGTTGAATGGTTTAGAGGATTGTTAGCTGTTGCTGATGCAGATGGTGTAGTATTGTTTAACTCACCAATTAATTCTTATGTTGCTAATACCTATCAACTTGGAGGATTTTTATTTAATAAATTAGATGCTATGACAATGACAGCAGGAGAACAAAAAAATGCTGATGTAATAAGAAGCAGTATGGTTAGATACCCTAATGCAAATAATGAAATAGATAGTGGTTGGAAAACAAAATTAAGTAATAAAGAATTTTCTATTGATTTAGAATATGATGAAGTTTTATGGGGTGAACCATACGATATTCAAGGAACAGCAACTAAAAAAATATTTAATGATATAAATAAATCACCAAGACATTTGCAAATGATAGGATTAGCAAATGCAGATTTAAGTATATTTCCTAAAAGAAAAGTTATAGATGCTATGTTCCAATTAGGATTTGGTGGTCAACCTTGGAATGTAGGATTAATATTAGACCATTTGTTACAAGGTAATACAACTTTTGTAACAAAAACAGGAGATATTAGTCGTTTGATAAAAGAACTAGAAGATTTAATAACTCCTAAAGATTTAATGGCTTTAATTTTTAAAACAGAAAGTTTTGAATTAATGACAGGTGTCAATGTTATGGATGTGCCTGAAGAAACATTACAAAAACTTGGTATATCTAAATTTGAATTAGGTGGAATAGGTTGGGATTTACATCACACAGGTAATGATTTAATTGCTACTGGACCATTAAAAGATTTATGGGGAACTGGTGCTTCACAATGGAATATTTTTGAAAACTTATTGTTAATGAATATTCCTGAAAGTAAAAGAATTGAATTAGGAATTAAAACAAGAACAGATTTAGAACAAGAGTTATTAATAGATATAACTGAAGATGGACCTGAAATTGATACTAATCAAGTTATAAATGATTGGATAACAGATGGTTCACAAACACCAACAGCAATTACAAGTTCTACTCCTGATACTCCTGATGCTTTTGGTTCTCAAAGATTAAGCCAATATATACAAACAATAAATTTAGAAGATACATATCAAAATTTAAGAACTGGTTTGCAATTAGAACCTGAAGCCGGTGCATATTATCCTTATGATTCTACACAATCAACATTTACAGGTGCTTCAGGACATTACAGTAATGGAGATGCACAACTAACATTATTATCAGATGTATTTGAAGTAGATGCAGAAAGAATTGCTGATGTATTTACTGGTGTTCAGCACGGATATTTTAGTGGAAGAAATGTACTAAGTGAAAGAGCAAAACATTTATTTACTAGAAATATGAATTATTGGATTAAACAATTAGGAAATAGAGCAGATGAAAATATATTGTTATCTTCAGATATAGAATTTGTAGGAACAGAAAAATTTGGTAATGAGCAATTTCCAAGACAGTATTATGAAGCATCAGTTATATATCAAGAAACATTAGCTGATGGTCGTATACAATTAAGTAAAAATTATACAACCATAGAAGTTATTACCAATACCGATAGTGATGGTAATATAATGAACTCTATTTCATCTAATATTGCTTTTGGAGATTCACAAGTAAACATAGTTAATACAGCATTTACACAAGTTATGAACGAATTAGGCATAGATATTGAACCAGGAATAACAGATAGAACTGCATCTATGGTGGATAGAGTACATCCTGTTGGAAGAATAGCTAGAGCTATAGGTATAACAGATGGAGATTTTGAAAATACACGAATTACTTTAGGTTCAAGAGAAGGAGATATACTTCAATATAAATCACAATTAGTATCTCCAGATGAGTTAGCTGAAAGATATAGATGGATGCAAGAAGATTTAGTTACTATACAAAACCAAACACCTACAGGTAGAGTAACACCTAATCAAGTTTCTCCACAACAAATATATAGTATTGTTGAATTAGATGCATTATTTACACATATTCCTGAACTTGATGAAATAAATAATAAATTAACAAAGTTATTTGATTTAGTAGATAACAGAATAGATGGTGCAGTACAAATATATTTTAAATTACCTTCTAGTGACCCACAGGATTTGCCAAGATATTTCTCAATAGCTAAAAGAAAAGGTCAAAATATTGAACTAGGTTCAGGGTTTACATTACAAAGATTATCTGAATTTGGAATTGAAATAGATGGTCAAACTATAAAAACTAATAATCCAATATCTATGATAAATGTAGAATTTTTAGTTCCAAATAAGGATATATATAATGGTGTTTTAGAAAGTAACATACAAAATATATTTCCAAATGATACACCTACATATTCAACAATAGATGTAGTTGTAAGTGACCAAAACTTTATTAAAAATGGTGTAACAACACAATTAGTTAATGATGATAATTTACCAAGAATACACGCAGGTTATTCTTTAGGTCAAAATCTAAATGGAATAGAAGGAACAGATTTTTATGGTGTACCATTTAATCCTGATAGACCACCAGTAGGACTTAATCCTGATAAACAAACTTTACGTAAAATGGCTAAAGCATTTTCACAAACTAAGACAGGCAAGACATTAGGTTATGCTTGGAAAACATTAGACATAGGTGAAACATTAATTTCTAAAGCATTTGCACAAGCACAAAAAGCTGCATTAGCAGCAGGTGCAGTATCACTTGGTGGTGTAGCAGCTACAGCAGCTACAGTATGGGCAGCATATGAAGTAGCTAACTTAATAATTGCAGCTATGCAAGGTATTCCTGAACTAGCTAACGTGTTTGCTAAAAGAAATGAGATATTAGCTAATGGTGAAGATTGGGAAAAACAAATAGTCGAAGAAACTTTTTGGCAAGATTATGGTCCTGAACTGCTAGAGATATTACAAGAAGCAGGAGAAAGGTCACCATCCGAAATACTATCAGATAAAATATGGACATTTACTTTAGATAATTTATTTAGACAATCACAAGGTGAAGTGTTTGAAGATGCACTAATAGATAACAGCGAAGAATTAGATATACGAGAAGATTTATGGAAAGCACAAGTACCTGATGATTACAAAGTACAACTAATGCAAGACAATATTGATTATGATAAAGTATTAAATGGGTACTATAACAATAGACCTGAAGCTAATGTAATTATGAATAGAACATTACAACTAGCAAATACAGTTTATAATAGGGATAGATAATGGCAATATTTAAAGAAGGTAGCTTACTACAAACACCTGATGAATTAATACTTGTAGATGGTGAATATTATGCTGTGTATATGTACACGGCTACAAGTGGTAATGTTATGCCATTAGTAGTTGATGTTGATTTACCTGAAAGTTTTGCTGAAGGTGCGTTTAATCAAGCAACAGAATATACAATAGATACATTTGCAGACAAGTATGGTTATGCATTTTTTCCAATGTTCAACTTATCAGACTTAAAAGTCATAGACCCTAAAAATCCAAAGACAGATGTTGATTGGATATTGGAAAATGTGGAAAACGATTTACAAAAGAAAGCAGAAATATTTGGTAAAAGATGGTATTTAGATGATGAAGTACAACAGTTGTTTGCTTATGGTGCAATAACTGGAGAAGATATATCGCCATACTTAGACCAATTAACTTGGTTTAAAGATAGTACGCCTGAACAAAGAGAGTGGATTAAATTAATATATACTAATCCAACTAAAGCAGCTAAGTTAGTTAAAGATAATTACACAGCACTTAAACTACAAATTGCACAAATGGGAATATCAGGTGAAGGTGTAGATGATTTAGTTAGACAATTAGCAGGAGATATTGCACAAGGAAATATGACTACTGGTGAAGCAGCTATGACAATATCCTATCTTATTGACCCATACAAATTAGCTATGGCAGGTGGTCAAGGTGTTATGAACCAAAACTATACAGGTTTTATACAAAGAATTAATCCTACTCATAGTGGAGTTGCAGATGCAAAAGAATTAGTTACACAATACTTAGGTGTAGATACAGCTATGGCATTTGAAAATAATGGTGTTATTGATAAGTATGCAGCTATGTTAAGAGCAGATGCTTCATTAGGAGAAGGTGTAACAACTAATTTAGATATTATTAAAAATCAATTACAATCTGCACACGATACAATGTTTCCTGGTTATAAAGGTAGTCAACACGCCTTATGGTCTGCACCACTATATAGAACATTCCAAACTATTGTTGGTAAGTCTGCTTTATCTAATCAAGATAAGAAAAATGTGGACATTATATCACAAAAGGTTGGTGGAGATATGACATTGTTTGCTGCAGAAATAAGAAAACAATATGAGAATGACCCAACATATCAAGACACAGTACTTGGTGCTATGACAGATGTGTTCAAACAAGATGTATCAGGTGTATTTACAGGACAAAGTTTAGTAGGTTAATTATGGAAAATATGACAACGGAAGAGATTAAAGCATTACAAAGAGAATTAGGTGTAACACCTGATGGAATTATTGGACCTAAGACAAGAGCTGCAGCAGAAGCAAAAATAAATAAATCACGTTCAATATCTGAAGCAGAAGCACAATCTAAAAAATTTGGTGCAATAGTAGATACACAAGGTTTAGTTTATGGTAGTGATAAAGAACCAGTAGTAGATGAAACTGTAGATACAGGACCACAAGAA